AAATAAAAGTCATCTTTTACATAGTTTACACCGTTTCTTTGCATTAAAGACCCCATACCCCGACTAGATACTCCTAATTGAGCACCCTCGTCAATAAGACCTTTTACGATCTTTCCGTATGGTGTGTCCATAATTTTTGCCTCACCAATAAAATCTTTGCCGTCTTGTTTCAAAGACTTAACCATATGACAAACTCTTTCTAAATTAACTGTTGGTCCATCTGGATGTCCCAACTCACCAAAGGCTCTGTTTTTATTGATAAATTCTTTTGTATATCTGTTCACTTCTCTAACCAACACTTCAGTTGGATAGACTCTTCCATTTCTATTTTTAATTTCAGATTGTAAGAATACACCTTTGATTTTGTATTCTTTTTTGCCGTTTTTTTCTTCTATAAGATATTCGGCGTTTTGTACTTCTTCGGAAATAAGTTTCATAAATTCTCTCTCTGGTATATATTTATAAACTTTTTTATCTAAACTCTACTATTATTGTGTAATTATCACCATTAGCAAAGTTTTTAGTTGATAATAATACATCACCAGTTGGTGTTGTAGCATTATTTGGTATTTCATCTCCAGCAGGTCTAAAGTCAAAATGGCCTTGGCCAGATAAAAACATGGCCGTAGCATTTGTGGCTCCGTCCCATATTAATTCAACTCCAGATTTACTGTTTGCTGTGTTTATTGAAAACCATAATTTACTAATTTTTCTATTACCATCTTCAGTCATAAAAGTAAGTTCAGAAGCGTCAACTTTTTTGACTAAAGTTTCGCCTGTACCATCTGATATGTTTGTTAGTTTAGTTACAAACTTAACACCAGATGTGTCAGCTATTGTTTGTGTTGTTACTGTATCAGCCATTTGTATAACCCGATTCCTTTTGTGCCTCTATAACGATATTATATTTTGTAACGTTTGAGTCACTTGTTAATAAAATATCTCCTATAGTGTCTTTAATTCTTTCTTCACTTGGTTTAAGGCCATAATTACCTCTACCATTTATTATAACACTTTTTGATGTATCACCTTTAAAAAATACAGTTACATCTCCTGTGCCAACAACTTCATATTGTATGTTAGCAATTGAAACTTTTGGTTCACTTGAAGCGTTGTTTGAATTTACGACATCAACAAGTGTTTGCTCTGTTTCACTACCTACACCATTAGCGTTAACAATAATTTTATCATCATCATCAACTAACTTGGTAGTAGATATGGTCATATTATCTTGGTGAGCTTACAGCTACACCTACAGCGTTACCAGATGTTTCTAAAGTATCTGATTCTTCTTTTTCAATTATTATACTATCATTCGCAGCTACTAATATTAAAGTGCCTAGTGTAGAACCACCAGCATTCTTTAATGTAATAGTATTAGCAGCAGCTTGTGTTTGTATTCTAACAAAATGAGCTCTACCAAAATTACTAGCACTTATTGTAGCACCAGCAGCTGTAGAAGTTCCTTTTATTTTTACGCAAGTATCAGCCATTTATTTTTCTCGTAATTGTTCTAAAATTTCTTTATCAAAATATTCATCAAAGTGTTCTAAATTAATATTATGAAATTCTGCTATTTTATTAACAGCATTTTCAAATCTTTTAATAACATTTCCTTGTTCTTTTTCAATTAATTTAAATACATCACTTACAGCTTCTTTCATTTTAGGACTTAATTCCTTAAATGCTTTAGATTCTATTTGTAAGTTTTCTTTAACTATTCGGCTCACCTGCATCTTCAACACCTTGTGATAAATCTATTTGTGCCTCACCATCAGCAGCTTGACCAGCTGTTGTAGTTGGCGAAATAGAGCCGTCTGGATTAAAAGTTCCTGGATCAGCTACAACTGGTTTTGGATCGCTATGATCAGCAGCTTCAACATTTCCATTAAACATATTTCCTGCTATATCTTTTCTAGCGTTATCTAAAGCGTCTGCTACTTTAGTTCTTAAAGCATCTTTAAAAGCTTCACCAGCATCAGCGTTATTACCATTTGATAGTTGATCTATAAAGTTTTTTGTATTGTCATTTATGTCTGCCATAATTTACTCCTTTTATAAATTTTCTGTATCGGTTGATTGAGCTGTAGGACTAGCAATAATGCCATCATCAATTTCTTTTTTGATTTGTTTGTCCATATCCTCAATTTCTCTTTCGTTTTGTTTAAGTACATTTTTTCTAACATACTCTACTGAAAAGAATTTACCAATGTAATCTCTCATCTCATTGGCCAACGCTAATCTTTCTCTTAACATTTCTGTTTGTTTTAATTCGGCGAAATGGCCATCTTGTAAGAAATCGTATTGTAAACTATCTCTTACTGTATACCAATCGTCTTCATTTATGATACCTTTTAAGATTAATTGTGTTCTTAATAAATCATTAAAAAGTTCAGTAAATTTCTTTCTTAATCTTTGAACAAATTTAGTAAACTTCAATTCATCTCTAGTAATTTCTGAAGCTCTACCTAAATTAAATCCTTGATTTGCCTCTAATCTACTTGCTGGAACATTTAAACTTCTATAAAGTTTTGCTCTAAAGTATTCTATATCAGCAATCTCTCCTAAATTTTGGCCGCCTGGTAATGTAGAAATATCAGTACCTCTACCACCTTCTCTACTTGGTAACCAAAAATCTTCTAACATTGACATATAGTTTCTATCATCTCTAATCTCACCTGTAGAAGCGTCATAAACAAGTTTGTTTCTATATCTTGCCATTACATCACGTAAGTATTGTTCAGCTTTTACCTTTGGTAGATTACCAACGTCAATCTTAAATATTCTTCTTTCTGGCGCTCTTGCTATTCTGTAAATAACAGTAGCGTCTTCTATCATTCTTAATTGATTAACAGGTTTAATTGCCTTATGTAAATAAGACAATACCATATTTTTGTTTTGGTCAATTAATCCTGAAGGACAAAAAGCAATTGTGTCTGGTGCTATTTTAATACCAGCACCTGAAGTTGAACCAGAAACACCTTTTTCATTGTAAACATAGTATTCAACATATTCATCAACAACTGAAAGGCCGTGTGGAACAGGTCCGTCTGGTCTTTTCTTTCTGATCTCTCTAATCTTTTTAACTTTACGAGGATCAATATATTTTAATTCTGTTAATCCTTTTACTGGACTATTTCTATCTATTATTTTATGATAGTAAATACGGCCATCTACATACCATCTTCTAAAGATGTCATGGCCTTTTGTATTAAAGTTTAATAATCTTAATACGTGTTTAAATTCGTCTTCTATTTTATTTCTTACTTCTTTTCCGTAAGGTAAATCTGTAACGTTTACTCTTACAGCATCTTTCAATTCATTAGCGACAATAGCTTCGTTGACAATATCTTCAATTGCCATATCACACTCGGGGTGTAATGCTACTTCTCTATATCTACGTATTAAATCCGCCTCACTCTTTGCCGTACCTTCCATATCAAGGTACTGACCAAAATAACCTCCAGCGGCAACAGTTTGTGTACCGTCATCTGCTTGGGTTGTTGTGAAACTTTGTTTTGGATCGGCTTGTTTTTTAGCCCTTGTAATACTAAATCCAAATAATTCAGCCATAATTTATTCTCCTGTTACTACTACTTATAAGAGTTTTAAAAAGGCGGCCTGGAGAACCAGGCCACCTTTACTAATATTAAGTTGTAGTATTTGTTTCAAAGTATTGGTACTGAAATGTTACTGGGAACAATTCAATAGCCGTTTTTTCTTCATAGTCTAGGTCAATCGCACCGATAGTTGTAGGGAAAGCCCCTCTCAACGTATAGGATTTAATAGTATTACCGTTTCTATCTAAATGATCTACAAACGCATCCACTTGATAATCAACTGGATTAGTTAAGCCTTCGTTATCAGACATATTGTTGATACCGTTTTGCCATCTTTCAAAAGCATTTCTTAATCTAAAGTTTGTATCATTGTAAACAGTCACAGACCATTCTTCAATTGTTCTATCACCTGCTATTTTTATGTTTCTACCTCTAAAAGGTACGTTTACAACTCCAACTGTCCCAGCTGGAATTGAAGTCGCTTG